GCTGAGTAGTACAGGACACCGCCAGAAGTGCCAGAGCCAATGCCCGTGCCGCCCGAAGCCACCGGGAGGGCTGCTCCCAGTGTCATGGAGGATGCGTATGTGGTCACATCAACGACGTTCGTGCCATCGTTGTAGACCATCATGGTCTTGCCTGTCGGTACAGCGATGCCGGTGCCGGTGGAGTTCTTGACTGTGACTGTATCGGCGACACCGTTGTAAACGATGTAAGCCTTCTCAATGGCAGGGACGATTAGGTTTCTTGCCCCGCCCGACGTTCCCGTCAGGTTTAAACGGAAGTTACGCGCCGTCTGAGAAGCGTTGGTATCCGTTAGAGTCAGGGTAACGTCCGCGCTGGCAAAGGTAACGTCAGCAGACCCGACGATTGCCTCCTCAAGCGCAGTGCCCAAGTTCGTGTTGGTTGTGATACCCCACGTACCTGACTGCTCACCAGTGGCAATCAGTTCAATTTTTAGATTGCTGTATGTACTAGACATGTTCTTTCCTTATGCCGCTTGAATTTCGACCCAATTAGGATCTTGGTAGTTGCCAATCGCAGACCAGTTTGGATTTTGCGTATTACTAACTACCGTCCATCCACCTATTACTACCGACCCTATCTGCCCCGTGCCAGATACGCCAGTTACTACTACGCTATCGTCAGTCTTAAAGGAGACTGTGCCTATTGCTCCTGTTCCAGAAACCCCTGTTGGAGTTTTCTGTGGTGTTGGGCGAACCGTTCCTGTAGAACCTGTGCCTCCAACACCGGTAACCTCAACTGCTGTTCCAAAGAATGGCGTTACCTGACCTACCGCCCCGACCCCGCCAACCCCTGTCGCAACAAAGGTTGAGCTAATCGAGAATGAAACCGAACCAATTGATCCTGTTCCGTTTACACCAACCGCCGTGATGCTAACTTGGCGGGTTACCGTTCCAACCGATCCAGTTCCGGATACTCCGGTAACAGGATAAATAAGCCCAGACGAAACAGTTACATTTCCTACTGCTCCGACACCTCCAACACCAATCGGTATGACATAGTCATTAACCTGTACAGAGAAGTTGCCAATCTGACCAACTCCCTGCACACCCGTGGTGGTGAAGGATATAAACGGGGTGATTGTTCCAACCTGACCCGTTCCTTCGACCCCAACCGGGATCACAATGTCCCCTGTTGTTGTAGTTACGTTCCCTACATTGCCCGTACCGGAAACGCCGGTAATCGATGGGCTTACAACTAGAGTGACACTGCCTACACTGCCTGTTCCTGATACTCCTGTTGGGGTGACAATCTTGGCTTCAATGATGCCGCCCCAACCATTCTCACCCCATGTGCCGATACCCCATCCTGATGTATTGGTCGTAGGAATACCGCCCCAAGTGGCATCCCCCCACGCACCTTCACCCCAAGCCTTGACAAGGTTTGGCACATTCTCTTCCTATTAGGCAATACGAATAATTGCAGTTGCTGCCGCAGGAGCCGGGAATTGAATCTGGAAGTCGCCCGAACTCACCTGCTGGTCACCACCAAAATTCAACACTGCGCAGGCAGGATCACCAGTGGCGCTATCGTTGTAAATGATTGCTCCAGAAGTGGTAAATGTCGCACCACTCCATGTAGTGTTATCAAAGTCACAAACAGCAGTCGTGCCGTCTGCAACCGGCGTAACTGATGTCAACGTGTTGCCACCCGTGGTGTAACCGTTTCCATTAGACAACTCATCCGAATTGCCCGTCAGATTGGTGTAGCTAGTCGTAGCTGCGCCGTAAGTTCCTGTAATAGATGCCGTAGCCTTGCCAAGAGCAATCTTGAAGGTGTTTCCAGTAGAGGCTGTGAAATTGTGTACCGCCTTCAGGATTTCCACCTTGAACGAGGTCGGCATTGCTGTAGTAAATCCGGGCATGTTAATTCTCCAAAAGTTTTACCAATTCAGGGTGCCCCGCTTCACGAAGGCGATTTGCCAGTGTGGTGTTATGCGAGGCAACTGCCTGACGCATATACCGCACCAATACTGCTCGGATCTGGCTCTTGAACGCTTCCGCTTGGTCTCGGATAACGGGATGAGAGCTTTCCCCAACATAAACAATTTTCTCTAGCGCCATTTCTGCGACTTCCTCTGGAGTAAACCCTCGACCAGAGACTGAAACAGCCTTAATTTCTCCCAAAAGAACGCCGCCAGAGCTAGAGATCATAATTAATATGTACTTCTTATTAATGCTTCCGTTGCTGTATTCGGAGGCATGGTTATCAAAAAGGTCGTCGTGGATGTCTTATCAGACCCAAAATCAAGCACCGCTATCGACTTGTTGCCCTTGCTTGCGTTGTAAATCAATGCACATCTAGCCGTTATAGCCCCTGTCCAAGACACATCTGGGAAATCTACGTATGCCGTTGTCCCAGAAGAAGACACAGAAACAGGAGAAAGGACAGATCCCCCTGCCACGTAATTGCCCCCACTTGCCTCGTTTGATGCCGTATAAACAGTCGTATCTGCGTTTAAATTTGCATCTGCTGTGTATAAGGCTATCTTTATGGTGTCAGTTGTCAAGTCATGAACGCCCTTGTACAACTCTTCCTTAAAGCTTGTGGTCTGTGTCTGGACGATGCTCATTAATTCACCTGCAATCTGACCTGACCATCACGATAAGCATCCATACGCTGCTTGCCATCTCCCAGATTCTTGAGAAGAGCAATCGACTGTGTATAACGATCCTCGTACAACCCTCTGTCTTCAGGCAGGACTTTCATATATGTCAACGCTTCCAACATCGTGGCATTGAACAGGGCTGAGTCAAAGTTGTCTCCAAGCCAAGTCGTGCCAGTTGCGTTGGTTACTGTGCCGACGGTTACCGTAAACCCTGATCCCAGACCACCAATATCTGCCGCGTCTGCGCTCAACACATCGTTAGTGACGTAATAACATCCACCGTCCACCAAGCTGACAGAAGTAATGACATTCCCGGAAATGATGATGTTGACCAGCGCACCGTACCCTGTGCCATTGGTCAAAGGCACATTGAAGTAGGTTCCGTTTGCGTATCCCGTTCCAGCATTGGTAATAGACAAGGTTGAAATCGGGCTTTGAACAATCGAATCCGGGTAGTAGTAATAATGCAGTTCTGCCCCATAGTTTGCATCAGGGGTAGGACCAACGATGAATGTCAGTTCATTAACATTCGATGAGACAGGACCAAACAGGGCGTAGTGTTTTGGCTTGCCGGTGTCTGATGGACCGGGATATGCCTCGCGGATAAAGTTCACATCCTTGTTCAGCAAATAGGAGTAATCCCCGCCGCCACTGGGATAGATTGCTAGGGAGTACACAGAGAGGAAGTCTGTCGGGCACTGGAGGTACTTGTTCCCGGACGTAAGTGTTCCCGTCACGTTCTTTCTCAGGTTTGCAATCTGCACCGTGTTGTAGATGCGCTGCTCTGCCTGACGTATGAACGTGTTTATGATTCGCGGGTTAGACGCATAGTCAAAATCGTTTTCCGCGTAATCCTGAACTGTGCTGACAAGGTCTGCGTAGTTCATTTATCACCCCATTGGACCACGCGCCATCACACCCTTGGTTGCTGCACCGGTGCCACGAATCTTGATGCCAGAGGTCTTGTCGGCTGGGTAGTTACCCTTGCTGATCGTGCCAACAGAAATGTCCATGTTGTCCATGACCTTCGCGCCGGACTCGGTATTGACCTTGGGTTTGGTTGCCTTACCAGACATATCATGGGGCGCGGCATAGGTTTTAGCCTGACCGACTTCCTTGCCACCCATTTTGTGACTGAACTTAGCCATTATCGACCCCTTCCGGTAGAACGCTGGTTCATGGCACGAGCCAAATTACGCCCATATTTCTTCATTTCTGAGCTTGTCACGCCGCCTTTGCTCATTTTATGCATACGTTTTTCATGCGCCTTGACTTCCTTATCGGCGATCTTCTTAACTTCTGACTTATCCATGTTTGCTCCTTATGTCACACTTACAGTCGCGTTTCCTACCAGCGCCTTAGACACCAGATTATTTGGTGTCAAAACGGCATCGTAATTTCTAGAACCACCAACCGGATACCAGCCCCATTGAATATCCCGTGAGCCACCTGTGGGGTATCCGGCATCTCCACCATTCGGGGCATCCTGTAGACCGTTTAAACCAGCGGTAAAGTAGGTCGTATCTGGACGCGGTTCCCGGACTGCTTGCGGATCATCCACTGGGTACATACCCAATTGCAACTGAGGATGATCAGGAGACCAGCACTCGTCACAAACTTTCAATTGGTACAACTTTGTTTTAACAACCTCATAACGAAGCTGCTTAAGTTTAAACCTAAAACCGCAAATATCACACTGGGCAATGCTCCATTTTCCAGAGGAATATCTGTTTCCCATCAGTAATAACTCCCACCAATGAAAGTTGCCCTTGGGACAAGTCTCAAGGCAGCTTTTTCCCGGTCTTCTCCTGCC